AAGAAGAAAGAAATGTGCGAGAAGATACTGGATAAACTATACAGGTATGTAGATAAGAATTTAGACCCAACGATAGACAGAATATCATTTCTGCATGCAATACTGGATAGTTCATTAGAATCCAACGTTGAGTATGAGAATTACGAAGTATGTGAAATTATTGCAGATTGTAAAAAAATATTAACTTTGGATAATGAGAAATAGAATTAAAATAGAAGAAAATCAAAGATTTGGGTATTGGACTTATATAAAAGATGTTGATGATATTATAGTTTCTAATAAAAAAGTAAGAATGGTTTTATGTAAATGTGTTTGTGGAAATATAAAAATCACTGCTTTATATCAAATTAGAAATGGTAAAAGTAAATCATGTGGATGTTTACAAAAAGAAGTAACAAAAAAAAGATTATTTCATCATGGTGGAAGAAAAAATGGTAGTGAATATACTACTTGGCAAGGAATGAAAAGTAGATGTTATAATCCAAAACAAATTTCATATAAAAATTACGGAGCAAAAGGTATAACTGTTTGTGATAGATGGTTAGAATATGGTAAAGGTTTTCTTAATTTTATTGAAGATATTGGTAAAAAACCTAGTCCTGAATATACATTAGATAGAATTGATGGAACAAAAGGATATTCAAAAGAAAATTGTAGATGGGAAACACGTTCAATACAAAATAAAAATAGACGTAGTTATGTGAGAAAAAAGAAAATTAATTAATGAAACTTGAATTAGATAATTACATCACCAAAAACTATTATCAACTATTAGCAATATCAAAGAAGTACACCAAGAATGATGATTGGGCTAAAGAACTATTACATACAGTAATATTACAACTATACGATAAAAAGGAATTGAATATATCTCTTGATGATGTATCAATTAAATCTTATATTATTAGAGCACTAATGGTTAACTGGTGTTATCCATCAAGTCCATTCTATCGTAAGAACAAACACTTTGGCATGCAAGACATAGATATAAAAGAAGCTATCAATATAATTGACCAAGAATCAGAGATGGAACATCATCAACTAATGGAAACATTGGAAATGGAATATTCGGAATTAGATTTTTTCAATAAGAATTTGTTCAACAAGTATTTAGTATTGGGTTCACTCAAGAAAGTATCGGTGGATACATCAATACCTTTAAGGTCAGTATCAAGATACATAACTGAAACCAAAGAAATAGTAAAACAAAATATATTCAAAAAACTAAAATAGAATGTGTAATTGTAAGAAGAACAAATACGAAACAAAAGTAATCATGGGAACACCTGAACCTATACCAACACCACAGGTGATAAAACTACCAGAATTAAATATAAATGATAATGGAACAGGAACTACAGGAGAAACTGAACAAAGCGAAACAGGAGTACAAGGATAACCCACCTGTAAAGAAAAAAGGTTGTTCATCTTGTAAAAAGAAAAAGAATGAAGTAACCAAATTGGAACCAATACAAGAAGAAGATGTATGGATTCCAACATCAGGTGATATTAAACTTGCTTACGCAGAACTAACATCACTATTGGGTGTAAAAGAAGATAAGAAAGAATTTATATCTAAAGTATATAAGTTTTTATTCAATGAAGATTTTGATTGGGGTTGTAGAAGTTGTGTAAATAACCAAGCAAGAAGATTTAGAATCTATTTAACAGGAAAGTAATATGAGTAAAGGAAGAAAGACAGATGAGATAGAATTTGAAAAGGTAATGGAACGTGTGTTCTATATGATGTTATATGAACATCTATCTTATAAAGAGTTTGCGTCCAAAGCAGCAAAGGAATTTAATATTACCGAAAGACAGGGTGAAAGATTATGGGCGGAAGCAAGAACAAGATTGAAAGAAAGATTTAAACAGAATCAAGATGAGATATTGGAAAACCACCTTAATCAATTGTACGATTTACTTAAGCGTGCTCGTGATGACAGGAATAAAAGAGTTGAAAGAGAAGTTCTTGCAGATATTGCGAAGATACATCAATTGGAGGTTAAGAAGGTGGATGTAACAAGTAATGGTCAACCAATATCAATAAACATCAATTTGGATTAATTTTTTTGTCCTGATTGCCGCAAAAATGTCGTTTTCGGACAATTATAAATACATATATATGAATTTGATTTTAGGAGATTGTTTAGAAAAATTAAAAACCTTACCAAGTAATTCAGTTGATTTAGTTGTAACAAGTCCACCTTATAACAAGAACTATTGGACAAGGAATAGAACTATGGGGACTTGGAAAAGAGTTATTGAATATGACACGTTTGATGACATGTTGGTACCAGAAGAATATGTGAAACAACAAAAGGAAATATTGGATGAATTGGTTAGAATTATCAAACCAACTGGTTCAATCTTTTATAATCATATGGATATTCTACATAAGAATAATACAATACACCCGTCATATGTTTATGATTATAATCTAAAACAAATTATAGTTTGGGATAGAGGTAATACACCATCATTAACCAAGGAGTATTTTTTTAAGACAACGGAATGGATATTTTGGATTAAGAAGGATTGGAACGCATCACCATATTTTAATAAATCTAAAGCAACACATAAGAAAAACATATGGAGGATTAATAAGGAAAAGGACCAATCACATCCAGCACCATTCCCTGAGGAACTGGTTGACAACATAATTAAAAGTTGTTGTCCTGAAAATGGGGTCGTAATGGACTGTTATAATGGAAGTGGGACAACCGCGGTGGTAGCTAAGAAAAATAACATGTCGTATATAGGAATTGATATATCAGAACAATATATTGAAATGACTAAAAATAGATTAAATAAAATATAAACATTTATATATATGAAATACACAACAAACAAAGAACAATCTTGGATGAGAGACCAAGCAGGAACTGAAGGATTATTAGACCTAATAAAAGAACTTGGTGACACATCACAAATGACAATGATTGAAATTGGTTCATTCGTTGGTGAGAGTACAGTAATGTTTGCACAACATTTCAAGGAAGTAATTGCTGTGGACCCATTTTTGGAGGGATATGATGACGCTGACCCAACGTCATATCTATTTGAGTTTAAAAATGTGTATCAAACTTATTTAGAACGAACTGGTGACCATAAAAATATCACAACGATAGTTTCTACCTCCACAGACGCATTAGACCAATTAAAGGGTTCTAAATACGATTTTATTTATATTGATGGTTTACACACTTATGATGGAGTGAAGACAGATATTATCAATTACCTTCCATTAGTTAAGACAGGTGGTGTAATTGGTGGTCATGATTTTACAAGAGCAATCCCACATTTAGTTGGAGTTTATGAAGCAGTGAATGAAATATTTGGTATCCCTGATAAGGTGTTCAAAGATAATAGTTGGATAAAACGTAAATAATGAATATAGAATTTGTAATCCCAACCTATAATAGGGTTGACCTACTAACAACAATCATCAGTTCAATCGTTGCACAAACCAATCCAAATTGGAAAATACACGTTGTAGCAGATTGTCCACCTGATGAAATTAAAGAAAGATATTTGGATATAATTGCTTTCTTTGACCAACATAAAGATAAGATTAGATTTTCAACCACAGATGTAAGATATAATGATTGGGGTCATACTCCACGTAATATCGGACTTAAACAAGCAACTGAAGAATGGGTTGTAATGACAGGTGAGGACAATTACTACGCACCAACATTTGTTGAAAACTTTTTATCATCAGTTAAGGACCGAGATGATGTACACTTTGTATTTTGTAATATGGTCCACAATTGGGTGAATGATGATTATATCCCTGTAAGATGTGAAATAGAATATGGAAAGATTGATATTGGAAACTTTATGGTTAGAACATATAACGCACAGAAATTACAACTCAAGGTTCATATTGAACAGGCTGACTATTGGTTTATTGAAGAATATCTTGCAAGATTCCCTGAAGGGAAGATAATACACGTAGATAAAGTTTTATGTGTCCACAATTAAGGTAGCACTTGTATGTGTAGCAAAATGGGAAGATTATTATTTGGAAGAATGGTTGGAATATAATAACAAATTAGGTTTTGATAAAATCATAATGTATCAAAACGATTGGAGGACACCGATTGAAAAACCATATCTACAAAAAGAAATATGTGATGGAAGGTCCATTCAAGTTCCTTTATACAACAACGTATTACATCACAATACAGAATATGATTGGATTGCGTTTATTGATTGTGATGAATTTATTGTGTTAAAGAAACATAATAACATCAAAGAGTTTATTAAGGAATATCAACAACACACAAATGTAATATCACTCAATTGGTACATACACGGAAATATGGGATTGGTGAATAGAACTTCCAATTCATTATTACAAATGTTTCCAAGAAGAAATAAAGATGTAAATGAACACGTTAAGGTGATTGTGAACGCAAGGTCAGGAGAAAGAATGATGTTACCACATAATACACACGGACTTGCAATGGGAACTGATATGAAAAGATTTGTAGGACCATTTAATCATAAAGGTCCAACTGATGTTGCTTACATTAGTCATATTCACAATAAGACAAAACAAGATTGGGAATTAAGATGTGAAAGAGGTAGAGTAGATTGTGAAATACAACATGACCCAAATAGGTGGGATAATGAGATAGGACAAAATGAAGATGTAGAAGATTTATCTGCATATAATTTTTTATATGGAAATTAATTCAGCACATTTTAGAACAAAAGATAAGGATGAATATTATACACCACCAATATTAGTGGAACCTATAAAACAATTTATTAAACCTAACTCAACAATATGGTGTCCATTTGATACATTTGATAGTGAATTTGTAATACAATTCAATGAAGAAGGTCATAATGTAATTCATTCACATATATGGGATGGTGTTGATTTTTTCAAATGTAATATTCCTAAATGTGATTATATTATATCCAATCCACCATTTACACGTAAGTTGGATGTTTTAGAAAGATTATATGAAATTGGAAAACCATTTGCAATGATTTTAGGTTTACCAATATTAAATTATCAAGAAGTAGGTGAGTTTTTTGTTGACAAAGAGTTACAATTACTTATTGTTGATAAAAAAGTTTCTTTTGATGGTAAAACATCTTCTTTTAATAATTCTTATTTCTGTCACAAATTCTTACCAAAGGATTTAATGTTTTATCATTTGGAACACAATAATTCAGGAAAAAACTATAAACCATCAAGAATGTATGGAAATAACAATTAATCCAACACAGAAACAAAAACATACCTTCAAGATATTACTTGATGACAAAACCAATATAGTTGTATATGGTGGTTCAGCTGGTGGTGGAAAGAGTTGGTTGGGATGTGTGTGGATTGCAACGTTATGTTTGAAGTATGAAGGGATTAGATGTTTGATTGGTCGTGCGGTATTAACACAATTAAAACTCACCACACTCAATACTTTATTTGAGGTATTACAAATGATGGGGTTAAAGTCAGGTGAACATTATGTCTTCAATGGTCAAACAAATGTCATGAAGTTCAACAATGGTTCGGAAATTGTGCTCAAGGATTTGGCCTGGCAACCTTCAGACCCTAACTATGATTCACTTGGTTCGTTGGAAATTACAGCAGCATTTATAGATGAGGCCACACAGATTAGTTCATTATGTTTTGCAATAGTAAAGTCACGTATCAGATTCAAACTCAATCAGTACAATCTTATACCTAAAGTTTTACTTACCTGTAACCCATCCAACAATTGGATTAAGAAGGATTTTTATTTACAATTTGTTCAACAAACGTTGCCAGACAATATTCAATTTGTGCCAGCGCTACCTCTTGACAACCCTCACCTACCTGATTCGTATATACAGATGTTGAGGGAATTACCACCAATGCAGAGAAGAAGATTATTGGAAGGTGATTGGGATTACTTAGAAGATAGTGATAGTTTATTTAAGTTTGATAGTATAAGTCAATCAATTTATAAATCAGTTCCAAATCCACAGGATAAAGTTTATATTTCATTAGACGTAGCAAGGTTCGGTGATGATAGGTCGGTTGCAGTTGTTTGGAAGGGACTGGTGGTCTTAGAAATGTATGTGTATAGAAAACTATCAACCACAGAACTAGCTACCGAAATTAGGGGTTTAATTGCGTCATATGGGGTACACCCAAATAATGTGATTATAGATAGTGATGGCGTAGGAGGTGGAATTGCGGATATTCTAAAAGGAACAAATTTTATCAACAATTCAAAACCATTACATAATCAGAACTTCGTTAATTTAAAATCACAATGTTACGTAAAACTTGCTGACTTATTTAGTGAAGGAAAGATTAGTATAAACTTATCGGACCCATCATTAGTGGATGAATTAACACAGGAACTATTAGCAATAAAATTAAAA